TAATACCACTAGTGCGATAGACGCAATACAATTTAAGTTCCCTAGCGGAAACATAGACTCAGGTACAATAGAAATGTATGGAATAAATTAAGGAGAAACAATGCCAAGATATCATAATATAAATGGAGTTAAGGTTCAGTTCACAGCAGAAGAAGAAACTGCTCGTGATGCTGAAGAGAAAGCATGGGCTGATGCAGCTCCTGCTAGAGCCTTGGCTGACCTCAGAACAAAGAGAAACAGATTATTAGCAGAGACAGACTATCTAGCTTTATCAGATAGCACTCTTAGTGATGATATGAAAACATATCGACAGAATCTAAGAGACTTACCTGCAGGAAAAGATACAGTAGCTAAGTGTGAAGGTGCAACTTGGCCTACTAAACCATAGGAGGATAGATGAGTAAGACAACAATACCCACAGGTGGAATTACAGACGGCACAATAGCAACTGGAGACATAGCTGATGATGCAATCGGAAATACAAAATTAGACCTTACTGCTAATTATGCTTTTACAGGAACCATAACCGGCACTCCTTTAAATTTAGTACAAGTATCATCTGTAGCTTTAGGTACAAGCGGTGCTTATGCTCACAATGGAATATTTTCATCTACCTACGATACATATCTTGTAACTATGGATATGATTGGATGTGCAACCGATAACACATCTGTAAAATTTAAGTTTTATAATAATACTGGGGCTACATCTGATAACACATACAGAGGATATACATTGTCAGAGAGTGGTGCGGGTGCTCAGAATCAAAGTTTTCACAACGCATATCCCTTTTTATCAGTAAACCAAAGTAATTCTGGAAATGCGGGAATGTCTGGTCATATGTGGGTTTTTAATCCTGTAACTTCTAGTACAGAAACCGCATTTACATTTTCAACTGCTCATGAAAGGCATGACGGGTATAGTGGAGTAAATATGGGTGCAGGAGTTACTACTGACCATGGTAGTAAAACACACACAGGTTTTTATTGGTTTACTACACAAGGGAACTTTTCTGAAAGAGCAAAAGTTGTAGTTTATGGAGTGAAAAGAACATAATGGCAAACGATAAAATAACTATTTATAATGGAGAAGGTGTTGCTGAAACAGTTAGAGAAATGACTGATGCTGAAATGAATGACAGAACATCCTTGGCTTTAGAGTTAAGTATACTTCGCACTAAAAGAAATGACCTTTTAGCTAAAACTGATTATCTTGCAAATTCAGACCAAACTTTATCTGATGATATGAAAACATATCGTCAAGCATTAAGAGATATGACTTCTGGATTAGATACTATAGCAAAAGTAAAAGAAAAAATGAAATTTGAAGACGGGAAATATGCAAACTTTCCTGTTAAACCAACGGAGTAAACATGGCATACATAGGACAATCAATTAAAAACGGAACCTTCACTGTCTTAGACACAAGTGGTAATACTTACAATGGTTCTAACACAGCGTTTAACCTAGGAACACAGGTAGGTTCACCCGCACAATTATTAGTATCTCACGATGGTGTGATACAGAAACCGGGGACAGATTATACTTTATCTTCAGGTGGTGCAGCTATTACATTTACGACAGCCCCTGCTAGTGGAGCATCAATATTTATTGTAGAAATATCTGGTGCAGTGGGTGGACCCATGAATACAGATATCAATGGTGCAGAGTTTATATTAGATGTCGATGGTGACACAAGTATCACAGCAGATACAGATGACCAAATAGATTTTAAAACTGCAGGAAGTGATGTAGTTACTATAGATAGTTCTGGTGATGTAGGAATAGGAGATACTTCTCCCGATGCCCCTCTTCATGTCCATAGAGCAGGAAGTAACACGGCAACAACAGAATTATTAAGATTATCAACAGCATCTTCTACAGATGCTTCAGGAATTAAAGTAGATTTTAGAACAGCACATACAAATGGTATTTTAGAATTTGTTGATGGTTCAGGAAGTTTTGATGGTGCCTTTGTTTTTAAAACTGCTAATGGAAGTGCTTTAGCTACTCCTGCGGAACGTATGCGTATTGATGGTTCTGGAAATATAAATCTAAGTTCTAATATTTTAGATATAGACGCTTCAACTAATAGTGCAACAGGGGTGGGTATAGGTTCTAATGGTGTTATTCATTGTGCAACAGCAGATGGTGTTACTAATTATGTAGCCCAAAAAATAAGTGGTAGTGGAACTGAAACAGCCTTCTTTTGTATGTATGGCTCTTCTGGTGTTGGCAGTATTCAATATACATCTTCTTCAACTTCTTTTAATACATCTTCAGATTACAGATTAAAAGAAAATGTTGATTATACATTTGATGCAACATCAAGATTAAAACAACTTAAACCTGCTAGATTTAATTTTAAAGTTGACGCAGATACTACAGTTGATGGATTTTTAGCACATGAAGTATCTAATATTGTCCCAGAGGCAGTAAGTGGTGAAAAAGATGCTGTGGATAGTAATGGTGATATGATATCTCAACAAATAGACCAATCTAAATTAGTACCTTTACTGGTTAAAACAATTCAAGAACTAGAAGCTAGAATAACAGCATTAGAGGGATAATAGGAGGACAGAAACATGTGTGAATATTGCAATGGTGAATGTGGGCAAGGTTGCTAATGAAAAGCGAAAAACCTAAAACACAAAGACTACCAAAAAAAAAACCTCAGGAAGAGGCTTTAAAACAATCTAAACTTAAACAGCTAACTAAGCCTCAACCTGAACCTAAAAAACCTAGGACAGTTGCTAAGACTACTGCTCCTATGAAGAAACGTATGAAACCTATTAGAAGTCCTATGGTAGAAGCTAATCAAACATCTAAACCTATGTCTCCTAAAATGAGAACAGATGTAGCAGCTAAACCTACTGCAGGTAGAATGACCTCTACAGATGTATTTGAGAAAAGAAAAAAAGAAAAAAATCAAGCTATGGTTCGTAAGATGAAACCATTAAGGATTAATTAATGTTAGAAAATTGTATTGCATGTGGGTGTGACCCTTGTATATGTGATGATGAATGTGATAGTTGTGGTGCGTAGTATGAAATATTTATTTATAGTTTTATTATTTTTATCTACAAAAATTTTTGCAGCAGATACAAATACTGTGTCTAGTACTGTAGTTACAAACAATACACCACCTACAGCAAATTCTCCATCCGTGGTGGTAAATAACAGTGATATATGCAAATCGGCCTATTCGGGAGCTGTGCAAACCCAAGTGCTAGGTATTAGTACAGGAGTTACAGTAAGGGACTTGAACTGCGAAATGATAAAATTATCTAGGTCATTATATGGCATGGGTATGAAAGTTGCTGCGGTAAGTACCTTGTGTGCAGACCACCGCATTTTTGACGCAATGTGGATGAGTGCAACATACTGTCCATTTATGGGGGCTATAGGTGAAGACGCTAAATCAGGGTGGGAATCAAATAGACATTTAGTTCCTGCAGGTAGTAAAGTATTTCTTTCAAAAGCAGAAGCAGAAAAGAAACAAGAAGAATTTACAAAAGAAGTTTTAAGACTAGAACAAGAAGAACAAAAGAAGATTGAAGAAGAAAAACAAGCATTGATTAATGAATTAAATCAAGGAGTACACAAAGAAAGAAATGACCAAGTTAAAGTATTTACTCTTAGTGGTCTTGCTTTGCTTTTGTTACTCTAGTATAAAAGCAGATTGTACAACAACCACAATAGGTTTATGTACTCCCGGAACTGAAGAGGTTATAGTTGAAACCATCACGGAAGAAACCAACCAAGATGGAACGGGTATTAATATCATTACTACCACTGTTATTGATACTACTACTACCACCATTACTAATGAAACTTCAGGGTCCATCTTGGAAGGAAGTAACGGATATGTATCATCTTCAAAAGAAGGGGACATGGATTCCGATTGGGGAGGACAAGGACCTGCAAGTATGCCTACAGGTACTAACTGTTATGGTTTAGGTACAGATAAATGTGCACAAATAACAGGTAGCGGAAACTCAACGTCTACTATGGGAGTATCTGGAATGGGTACTACCTTTATACAAACAATAGATATAAGTGATTTAACTATTGACAAAGGTGGAAAAGTAGAGTATAATATAAGTGTAGATAAACAAGATTCGCAAGATAGAATCTACATGCACATTACAGGTCGTAATGGTTCAACCTCAGTATTTAGTGGTACAGATATATTATCTGAAACAGGTGTTACTAGTGGTTATCAACAATACTCAGGTAACTTTGAATTTGCAGGAAGCCTTAATACTTTAATAGTAGAAGTAGGTGGAAGAGATATTAATCTAGCAGTAGGTCCAGTATTTGATGATGTTAGTATAGAAGTATTTTACAATGTTGTCAATACAATAATTACTCAAGAGATAACTACTGTAGAAATGTTTATATCTTTAAACTCAGATATTACTACAGAAATTATAGATGTTGTAGAAACTATATTTGAATTTAATGAACCTGTAGAAGATGCTCCAGTATTTACATTTGAACCAATAGAAGAACCTATGGAAGAGTTTACATATGAAACTGTAGAAATGGAAGTAGAGTTTGAAGTAGACTTTGGTATGGAAATAGAAATGCCTGAGTTTGATATGCCTATAACTACAGACATGGATATGGAAATGCCTATGGACATAGAAATAGTAAACATTGAAATGGAAATGGAATTAGAAATGCCTATGGATATGGAAATGGAAGAAGCACCTCCACCGATGGTAGTAGCTAAAATGGAAGAACCAGAGGTAGAAGTAGATGTTGAACCACAAACAGAAAAACCAACTATGGATATGCAGGAACCAACAGACGAAGAACCTGTTATGGAAAATGATATGGATAGTGGACCAGATGAAACAGAAGAAGTTGAACAACCCGATAGCGAGGCTACTGAAGAATCCCCTGTGGAAGATGAAAGTAGTGATGAGCAAGAAGATGTACAACAGGAAGAAGTTGAAGAACCTACTGAAGAGCCTGTAGAAGAAACAAAAGAAACTACAGAAGAACCTAAACAAGAAACGAAGCAAGAACAGAAACAAAAGGCAGCTACAAAGATTGTTAAGAAGATGGGTGATAAAGGTAGATACGAAACAAGCAATCAAATAAAAACTTTAATAGTAATGCAAGTATTAGCAGATAGTAAAAGTTTTTTTGTAGATACACAGTTACCTGAAGTACAAGGATTTTTTACAGATGTAAAATTACCTGATACAGAATTATCGGATAATAATATTGCTAACTATTTTATGACAGTAGATAGTGATAATACATTTAATCAAATAGTAGATAGTCAATATAATAGATAGGAGACAAATGGCAGAAATAGAATATAAAGGAATTAAAGTAGGTGGCTCAAAGCTACTACTTATTCTACCTCTTATAGGTACACTTATTGGTGGACTGTGGGGAGGTTTTGAAGTATATCAACGATACATTATAATGGAAAAAAAGATAAACTCATTTGTAAGTCCTGACCTTTCTGGCTATGATAAAAGGATAGAATTAATACAACAACAATTAAATATGTTACAAAATGAAATACCAATGATATTAGATGAAGTAAACCTAGTGGCCTCTGTTGCCAAAGAATTAAAAAATGACCTTAAGAGTGACGTAAGAAGAATTGAGACAATCGTAGAAGACGTAGAGACTAGAGTTAAAGAAGATTCTAGAACTAATGAAAAAGAATTAAAAGAACTTGTAAAAGAAATAGAACAGGATATGACTGATTTAGAAACAAAAGTAGCAGACACTATACAGAAAACT